GGGGAATCGAACCCGGTAGAATCACATCATCTACCTACCACACACACATCACATCAGTGTGGCCACCTACTCCTATATCAGAAGAGCCTTGACAACCAGTCAAGTCGGTGTTTTGGACTACCAAGTCCAAATGATTTGGGATATACTCTCCCAAAAGAGTGCTATGGTGGATCTACTCGTCATCCTCAACACCATAGTCTACACTGAAAATCTCCTTTGTAGCGTTGCAGCTGACAATGTCACCCACTTTGAGATTCTCAATCATTTCAACCAGCATGTACCAGTCAACATCTTCAACAAGAGGATACCGTCCCTTCAAGACAGAATTATCAAAACTATCAGGCGCACCAGCAGCCATAAAACGTTTCCTCAAAGCATCTAAAATGAAATTTCCTGGTTCATTCTTCAACCCCTCGACCCGTTGTCTACCATACACTTCGAATCGCTCACTATCAGTGAGCGAATCGAACTGCAAACGGGTCAAACCTAACACCTGTGGGGTATATTCTTCCATGGTACCGAATGTTCGTAATAAAACCCCCAAACAAACAGTAGACACTTTCCCATCCGATATTCTCTTCAAAAAGGTTGCATCGGATGGGGAAGCGCAATATTTAATAGATAATTTGTACCCAATATTCTTGGCACCCTGCTCAATACAATTGGTCAATGCTTCAACGATTTTTTCTGATGGAACATTTATTCCATCAAACTTAGTATGTGAATAATAAGCGAAAATACTCATTGCAATAAACATTGATGCAACGTTATTGAGAAGGGTTGTAATTATTAAGCCAGAATACTCAAAGAAAAAGTGTGGCATTAAATTTACAAACTCTTCCTTATTACTTGGGTTTACCAATCTAGCCATGGAATGGGCTTGTCGCACAATATTGTCTGCGACTGTCTTACCAAATATAGAACGTATAATAATGTATGTGTAATAAAAAATGGACAACCGATTACTCATGTCGCACTTGCTAATATCGGTCTCAAAAACGTAGACTTGCCCATCAATCACAAACTTAAATACACTATCATCTGAATAAAAATAAAAAGAAGTTCTGTCGTTCATGAACAACCTATTAAAAAAGGTGTCACTGGCTGATCTCTCTTGACAATCACAAAACTCATATCTAAATCCTGCAATTACTATTGAAGGTAGAAGACTAAAACCAGAGAACAACAATTTTGACAAATCTGCAACACCTCGACCAGCCAATACTGCTCCATCCAATGATCCAAACAATCGAGGATAACCATTATGTTTAGCAACCTCGTCCTTCACTTTTAATTGAGTTATAAAATTTCCAAAAAACAAACTCCATAAAACTTTAAACTCCTCGGTCCACACAGTATACAAAGCTCTCTTTGGAGTTGGGAGCTGTGCTTGCGCAGTCAAAAAAGTGTTGGTGTCAAGATAACCAAAAATATTGGTGTAACAAATTTCAAAAAACTCAAAATACTTTCCAGATAAAAACGTTATAAAATAATAAGACAAAGCTAACCAACACAAAATAAGCCTAGGGAGGCTGGTCAAAGTCAAAACAAATTCTTGAACCCAATCTAATGGAATTAAAACATGCCCATCAACTTTCTCGGTGCTTCTAATCGTAGCCTTGGTGTTTGTGTTCTGGTACTCAACAATATAGGTAGATGTCCCTGTATCCCTCAATGGGAATCCCATTGGTGATTGGGTCCCATCAAATCTGCCATACAATTCGTCAAGATGATGTTCAACCATCTCTTCCGAATCACTCTCAACATCACACCTTCGAACAGTTAAATTACCTTCGCACAATTCTAATAAATCAGACATACAACCAAAGGTAGATATGTATGGAAGAGATATGACAGTAGCTTGTCCCTCATTGTAATCCTCCTCATCATCCCGGGCTGCTAACAACCTGGGTAATGCCGAAACAGCAGTATTACCAGTGCGGGCATAGTAAACCCAAGGTTTGTAACCAACAAACATACAGAAAAAAGGACGAGTCTTTGCCGTAGTAGTTGTTGTTTTAAACTTTGGATACTTGTCAATCTCAATTCCATCACCAATATCACAGAGATCAATCCCCTTAAAAGATTTTCCATTTTCCAATCTAAACGAAAAACCCTTCTTAGAGTGCAAGTGAAACAAACCATTGAACTTATATGACAATACCTTGTTAAAAGTATTAACATAAGGCAACAAACCCACCTCACTCATACTCAATACGTTCAATTTGTTCTGAATAACGTTTCGTAGAATATTTGGCAACGATGGAGCAATACCTGGATAAACAGTTGCCTGCCGATACAGAAATGCTACCTGGGTGCATGTCTTCAAAAAATCTAAGCTAGTTCCACCCGTTTTCTTATCAAGATAGGTTAAAACAGCATTTTGACTTTTTGAGTCAAACCCAATGTTACCAAACTCCCTAATCAAAGATTCAAGCCATGGTCTAACATACACGATTTCTTGTTTTGGATAATACACAGTTCCTAGTTGAAAACTTGGAATCTCAGTAACTTCCAGAAATGAATCACTGTAAGTAGAATCGTCATTAACATAATAATACTTACCAAAGCCAGGGTTCTTAGACGTCCTCCTTCCAGATAGAAAAGGATCTTGAATAACGGGATGAGAGAAACCCTCAGGAGGGTTGTACTCTCTACCAGTACCATCAATATAGACTGACTCTTCCTGACATCTTAAATAATAAAAATTAAATATGACCTCATGCCTCACTTCTTCCTCAACCTTATTTTCTTTCACTTCTTCATTTCCCTCTATCTCCTCGATTGGTTCCTTTACATGTAACCAACCACAATGACGGGCATGACAACAATTCCTTAAAAAATTTACACACACGTCTTGATTCACTCCTTCATGATTATATGGACAACTAGTGTTAATACAATCAGAAGGAACAAAAGATCCACTTCTCCAAGCATATGGACAAGATTTACTTATCTTACCGTGCTCCCGCTCTGCAAATGTCTGAATTCCTTGACATGTACCGTACCTACCCTCAACTGCACGAATACGTTTTGAATTAAATTTTCCAGCACGGACTCCACGAGTGTGACTCCGAGGGAACATATATTCAGTCTTAGGGATAACGATTCTATACAAAACGCTGAGAAAGCCAGTGAACGGTGAACACACCTCACCGGTCAAAAAACCATCATCAACATTCTGAAA